TGACCAGCCTTGAGGAAGGGACTTACGGTGCCGGTATAAACCACCGCACAGGAAGGCGCGGCGTTCGTCGGCTCGACCCGGTTGACATAACTCTTGAGAGTAACACCAGTGGTTTGCGAGAAATCCACCTGCTCATCGCACCTATAGAAAGAAGCGGAAGGCGCTGGGAAGTAGAGTGTTTTCGAGCCATTGAGCGTGTTGACCGCATTGACCGCCGCCTGGATGGCTGCGGTGTCGTCAGTCCCATGCACCACGCCACCGCCGTCGATGGTGCCATCGCCTTTAGCGCCGAAATGTTTGAGGTTATACCAAGTGTCGATCCCTGGATGGCGCCGAAAGACCTTGGTTGGATCGGCGGTAGATTGAACGAATACACCCTGTTGAGTGTCGGTCGCGATTTGGGCAGACCAGTCACTTGCAAGGGCGACAATGAACCAGCCCTCGCGCCCAGCCTCGGACAGAAAAACATTGGAGCCGGTGCTAAGGCCACCTATCGGCGCATAAGCGGCCATGTCTGATCGCGCGGCGAAGGTTTGGGAGTTATTGCCAGCGCTATCGTCGAGTACCACGCTCCTGATCGTTTGCGGGCTGTCACTCAGGCTGAGCCGATATTCTTCGGTATAAATCCCGGCCGTAGTGACGTTGTAAACAAACGCGCCCAAGGTGCCGCTCTGGAACGGGTTGTCGAGGGAGCTCCCGTCGTCATTGTAGAGGGTGACAAGGTTGCCATCCTCGTCCTTGACGGTGATCCAGACGCCGGGTTCCGGCGTGTCGGCTTCATCAGCTACTGTCGTGTCGGCGCGTCGGATCATGGCAGCCTCTTCAGGTTGTGGCAAAGCCGCCATTTCGATCCCGGAACGGGGAGGCGAGCGAGATATGTGCCGACGGTGGTCGTGGCCTTGCCGACTATGGCCTTTCCAGCAGGTCGTCCAAACCAGCCTATGCGCCACCAGCGCAGACGCTCCGGAAGCAGTCTCGCGATTAGACGCGGAAGTGAATATCGGTGATCGCGGCTCGCACGCGGGAAAGCGGAAAGTTTGAAAACGTCGGCTTCGGCGAAGTCGAGAACGACGATCCGGGCCACGACCCGTTTCAGAGTGAACTCATCGAAGGTCTCGATTAGATCACCCGCCTTGCAATCGCGGAACGGCTTTTCGCTTCCGTCCGCCATGAGGATCAGAGAATCGTCAGTGACGCAGTGATCCGTTGGGTCGTAAGGAATGCCGTTGTTGGCACTTGCGTCGACGGTCTTTGTTCCCGTTGCGCCGGTCGCGTCGGTCGCCATCACCTGAAATCTTGCTTCGTCGAACTGTCCTGCTGGCAAGGACTGACAAGTGAATGTCGTGCTCGCGGCTGTTGGGCTGGTGATCGTCCAGGTGAAGCTACCGAACACCACCTGAGTCCATGCGTAAGTGACCGGGGCCACGGCGCCAGACGTGGAAGCGGTAGCGCTGCTGGTTGTGAGGTTGGCGGTAGAGCCGCTGTTGCCATATGCGCTAACCGATGCAGGTGTGGTCGAGACCGCGAACGAGCCCGAGCCACCGGTAACGAAAGCCGCAGCAGCGCCACTCACGAGAGGCCCGCTCCGCTGATGAACCAGCGGTTGGTGGCTACCTGGATAAGCATCGCCATGCCGCCGACCGCGAGAGTCCGGTTGGCATCGGCTCCAGAAGCCGCCCAAATCAGCGCAACGCCTGTGCCACGGGTGATGGTGATTACTCCAGACCCATCATTGACCAGCAGGATCACCGCATCGCGTAGGAAGGCCGTGGTTGCGTTCGGGTCGATCGTCGCTGCAGCAGCAGCTCCGGTATAGCGAACATGCCCCCCGTCCATGTCGAGACTGAAGCTGAACGCCGCGCTTTTCGAGACTTGCGGGAGGCGTTGGTAGGCAGAGCCGAGACCGCCTAGAGCCGCGAGAGCAAGCGGAGCCGTGATCTGCCCGGTGCCGCCGTTTGCAATCGAGACCGGCAGCGTAATGCCAACAGAAGCATTCAGGGCGTAGATGTCCGCCATCAACTGGCGTAGCGCGTTGTTCAGATCCGAGCGCTGCATCCCCTCGCCAATGTTGATCCCGTTGATCGACACATTGAGGTTGGGGTTGCTGTTGTAGTAGGCGGGCAAGGTCATGGGCGGCCTTTCACGCGGGAACCGCGAGTGGTAAGGTCAGGCGATGGACGGGTTTATGATCGCTCGGATGGCCGCTACCGGGGTCGGCATGGGCATCGGGCGCGTCTTGCTTCAGTGGTGGTGGTCTAGATCACCGGTCGAGGAGCGGGATTCCAGCGGCAGTGAGGATGTCCCCGCCAACCTGAGGATTGCGCCTTACGGCAGCGCCGGCAACGCGGAACGGGGCTACGCGATTGAGCAGCGCGGCGGTCAGAAGCTGTTGCCCCCTCCGAGTGCCGAGCATGGTTAGCGCCGCAGCGGGGATTGCAGCCCCTTCGACCGCGCCTTCACCTCCGCTTGTTCCATAACCAGTCCCGCCACCGAGTGCGGTCAGACCGGCCAACATCGCAAGCCTCGGAGCCGTGCCACTCTCGGGCAGTTTCGATGACATGACTTGTTGGGCATCCGTCGCAAGCTGGTTGAATGGCCGGTTCCCAGCAGCAGCCCCGATGTTGCTTCCGTAGGTCTTTGCGTTCGCTGTCGCAGCAGTTCCGAGTTGGGCTGGCGTGAACAGGATATTGCCCTTGTCATCGACCTGGTTCTTGGCTGCGTTCACCGCATTGGCGAGGATGTTGAGATGCCGATTGGTGCTGTTGGCGTTCAGGAAGCCTTCGTATGCGTTGGGGTTCTGCGTCTCTAGCGCACTTGCCAGAATGTCCTTAGCCTGACCCAGCGCTTGGCCGACTTCATGGCCCTCGATCTTGCCCGATGCCTTGTTGGCGGTGCGGGCCATGCCGCGGTAAGCCTGCTGGAAACCTCTTCCAGTCATGACACCGCCCGGATCAAGGTTGTTGCCGATGTAATTCTTGATCGTGTTCGCGGCATAGCCTTGCGGGAGCTCGCCGGGAGGAATGGCCTCCGCACCGCTCATCACGCCGCTGATCGGATTGAGGAAGTCCGGTCGATTGAGGTTGAGGCTAACAGGATCAAGCGCATTTGAGTACGCTTGTGACTTGGCGGCATCCAAGGCCTGAATGCCCTGCTGCCCCACGGCGTTGATTGGGGCTCCGATAGGCTCGCCAGCAGCATTGAAAGCGGCCTGATTCAGCGCCTCGCGGCCTTCGCCATAACGACGGGCGACCATATTCCCCGGCCCAAACACGGAAGTCATCGCGTCCTGGGCCTTCTTCCAGCCACCCCCGAGAACTTCGCCTGCCGTGAGAGGGATGCCAGCAGCCCGAAGCCTGTCGACAGCCGGATTGACGACCCCCCGAAGGGCTCCGCCGAGCGCCTTGGCTCCCCCTTGACCAATGAGGCTGGCAATGGGCGATGTGACGGCGCCAACACCCGCTCCCAAAAGCCGGTTGTCGTTGTTCTCACCCGCTCCGTAGGCCGTTCCGAATGCGGTATCACCAAGCAGTGCGGCTTTGACCGGATTGGCCGCCAGCCAAGCCGATTTGCCGAGACCTAGCGCCTTTAGTGCAGCGCCGCCCCCGAACATCGCGCCTGCCCCACCAAGCACGTTGCCCGCGAGACTCGAACCTGGATTGCTGCTCGCCAGCAGCTGCTTCCTGAAATCTGCGTCCGCGATGTTCTGCGAAAGCGATCCGCCATTCCTGAGCGTGTTGACCGCGCCCACCACTTCGTCCCCGGTTCCGGCAAGCGCCGTGTCGGCCGCAGATGCAGCTAAGGCACCGCCAGGACTGGCCGCGAGCCGGTTCACAATGGTCGTCGGGACGATCTTCTCCTGGTGGACATCATATCCGCCGCGGTAGTTCGGATGGAGCGCACGAAAGGCTAGAACACCCTCTAGGTTCTTCGTGTAGCCGTTGGCCTTCGCGAATGCTCGAATGTTGGCTGACGGCGTTCCGGACGCCAGCATGGAGGCGATTTTGGCATCCAGTGGGCCGTGCGTGATCTCGGTCTTTGTTCCGCCAGTGGCTGGGGTGAGATCGGGACCAACGAGACCCGGACCTCCGCCGCCATTCATGCCGCCGCCAGCGGGCGGACCACCAGGTCCCGGAGTGGGTTGATCGCCGGCCCCCTTCAGTCCGGGAAGCCCGCGCCAATCCTCGCCGCCGAACGTATCGGCGTTTTCCGGATCAATCTTGCCGAAAACAGCCGCAGCCGCGGGAGAAACCCACATGGGAGGAGCTCTTGTTCCGCCGTAAGCGCTGTTCCAGCTCTGCTTGATCGGATCGAGCGCACCGTGGATCAGCCCTGCGATCTGCTTGAAAGCGGCCCGTCGCTCATCAAGGGATCGGGCGCGCTTCAAAGTAGCCATTGACTCGGCAACGCCCGAAACAGTCGGCGATCCAGTGCCGCGCAGGATTTTGTCGATCTCGTTGGCAACACCCGGAAGAGCTGCGTCATATTGAGCCGTCAGTCTCGGCTCACCCATTTGTTCAACGCCAGCGATTAGCCGATTCAGCGGAGCGACCCCAAGGTTCGGGCCGCCCATCTTCTCCGAGGCGTCATACATGTCGTTGAGGTGAGCTGCGAGGCGATTGACCGAGCGCACCACCTGAGAGGCCTGACCGTTGCCGGAAAAGTCCTTGATTGCCTTGGCACGGTTGGCGGCAAGTTCCGGATCATATTCCGGATCAAGCTCCATCGCTCGCGCGATGGCCTTCTGGGCGACCTCGTTGGGGCGCGTCGGTGGAACAAGCTTGTTGGCGGCATAGAGCTTGGCGAGCGCTTCAACCTGCGCATCTCCGACCTGTTCTTTTTGCGCGTCCTTCTCGGCCTTGGCGAGCTGGGCCTTTTTTAATGCCAGGTCGACAGCCTTGGACGGGTCAGGAGGGCCCAAAGGCACAGTGACACCCTGCGGTGCCTGATAATCGAGCCAGGGCGGACGAGTCTGCATTAAAAGGCCCTCCTTCCTGTCTCGAACTCACGCATGGCCTGTGCCAGCTTCGGCAGCAGCGCCGGAGACAATGTGTCCGCCGGATTGACGCCTAGCCGCTTGGAAACGTAGCCGATGTAATTGTTGACCTGGGCGTCGGTGTTGTCGCCACCCCGGCTCTGGCGAGGAGCATAGGTCTCGACGATATTGGACACGTTGTTGATGCCCCGGTTCATGTAGCGGCCCAATTGGGATTGTTGAGCCTGAATGCCCGCTTCCACTGTGGGGAACCGCTGAAACTGGGTTGAGCCAGGAACCCGAAGGTTGCCCGGATTATTGAAAGCCGCCAGACGCACTAGGCGTCTGACCTCCGATCTGTTCCCACGCATCAGGTGAGGCGGGATTGCCACCCTTGAAGCGATAGCCGTTTTTGACAGTTCCCACGGTAGGAGCGGGCGCCGAAGAAGGCGGAAGAGCCTGAGCACGCGGAAAGAACCGCATTACGGGCTTACCCTGTTCGTCGACGCCTTGCGCCGACATCATCGGCGGAGCCGTCATGGCATCGGCCTTCTGGCGATAGTAGGTCGCACGCTGCGCCGGGTCTTTGATTCCCGCCAGATCGAGATATTGGGTTAGTTCATCGTCGGGGTTTTTGCGCTTGTAATCCAGCAGGGCCATCTGATCGGCAAGTTCCTGCCGGTGGTGGCTTTGCCATTGGTTCTCTGCGTATGTCTCTTCAGCTTGCCGCTGTTTTTCTGCAAAGGCCCGCGGCGCATAAATTCCTGGGCCGCCAGCCAAGCCGGACAGCGCGTCGGCAACAATTCCCATCCAGTTGGGACCGGTTTTTTGAGGCGCGATCTGAGGAATGGGGGCGACTGCGTCCAGCGAGGGGGTAGAGAGCATTTTCGGCGGCTCTGGCGATCCTATGCCGACCGGCACATAGGCGTTTGGATTGTATAGCTTGCGCCCCAGCATCGCCATCAGCGGGCCTCCAGCGCGGCGTAGTTCACGCCATCATATTCACCGATGAAGTTAGGGACGAACGCCCACGGACGCAGCTTCTCGACCTCATCAGCGATGACGCCATGCTCCTTCTCGCCGTTCGGGTCGCTCTTCCAGTTCCACTCGTACCAACCCAACCCGTCATTCTCTCTGCGAATCAATTTGATGTTGGTTTTCAGTCTCCGGTCTGAAGCTGCCGCCCCTGCCGCATTTGCCGCGGCTTGGATGAGGAGTTGACCCCAGTTCGGACTCGCGGTCTGCGTCGTGTTGGTCGTTCCGTAGCCGTTCGAGGCTTGGCGAACATTGCCGTTTAACGCCCCGACGCCGATCCACGGCAAGTCGGCCGCATTGTTGAGCAGCGACTGCGACCCGGCCATGAGGCCAGACGCCTGACCGACCGCGTTGAGCTGGTTCTGGCGCTCCTGAGAGTAGTTGGCGTAGCGTGCCTGGTTTTCGGCATCGGCCAGCGTCTGGGCAAGGATTTTCGCGTGCATCCCCGAGCCATAGCGACCCGACGATTCAAACTGCCCGTTAACGGCGTTGGTCGTGTCGGCATTGGTTTTGGCGAGGATCGCATCGAGATACGGGTTTCCGTTGAGATTATCACCGGCCAGCGTCGAATTAACGACGCCCTGCGCCCCCGTGATCCCCTGCTCAGCTCCGGGCGCAAGCCGCCCGTAGGTATCCATCTGCATTCCGCTGTATTTGTTGAGGCTCGGCTGCTGCTGGTCGAACACCTGAGAGGACTGCTCAAGCCCCTTGAGGATATAGGGCTGCGCGGGCGCCCACGGATCGTTCGTCTGAACGGTTTTCGTCTTTGAGCTTGAAAGGCCCATCTACAGTTCCTTCCGAACGATCATCTGGTGTGTCTGGTAGCCGCTTGGCTTCAAGGCTCTCGCCCATCCCAACCGACTCTCAACTTGCGCTGCCAAGCATCCCTGCTCACGCGCCCATTCCTCGGCGCGAGGGGTAATGTCGTTAACAATCTCTTCCAAATCTCCGGCAGCAATCAGCGCGTGAATGTCTTTCGCGCCCGTAGGATAATCCCTGACTTCGGTAATCATCGCGGCGTTTTCGGAATGCCAGAACTTGACCTTTCCGCTCAAAACTTGCTCATCCAGCCATCGCAGCGTGTGGTAGCGCTCGTCCATGACCTCCGCGAACGCCGACCGAAACGCGCAATATGCCGCCCAGTCAGGCATCCAGTTGCCTTAGCGCCCTGCCGCCACTGATGATGTTGCCGCCATCCGTTCCGCCAACCTCTCCCGGCTCGGTTGGCTCGACCACGGGAACCGGGTTTTCTACCGTTCCATGCTCCGTAATTGTCTGGACTGGTGCGTCGGAAGGAACGGTCAGGCTCGAACCAAGGTAATTCGGCAGGTTGAAGGTGGTCGCTCCGTCTCCAGCTCCTTCGCTCTCACCCAACAGCGCAAACAGTTCCGGGAATTGCGTTCGTGAAATCTCAGATCCGTCGCAAAGCAGGTGGTTCTGCACCGCATTGCCGTTGGGCCTCAACTTGAGGTCTCCGACGACCAGATGACCTCCGACCGAAGACCTGAACGCATTGGAAACCCGGCGATTATATTCCCTCTGGTCGAACGCAGGAACAGGCAGCGCGACATCCGCGGTCGTCTTGGTCGCGATGAAGATATACACTTGGCTCACTTCACGTGGCCCCAAGTATTGCCCGCGCGCACTTGTGAAATTGTGCTGCGCGAAACGCCAAACCGCTTGGCATCCGCATTGCAAGAACCACGCGCCGTGTGGCTCCTAATCTCGCGGACTGCTTCGGCGGTTAGTTTGGCTCGAAAATGCTGCTCGCCCTCGATATGGGTTCCGTGAACTCTCTTATCAGCAATGTTCTCTTTTGGGGTCGCCCAACGTAGGTTGTTGGCTCGATTGTTGTCGCGGGTTCCGTCGCTATGCGCCGCCACGTGCTTCGGGGATGGCCGTGGGCCGTGAAACGCCTCGCAAACAAGCTGGTGAACCTTAACGGTTTTACGCTTTCCCTCAGTCGTAAGCACCACATGCAGATAGCCGCCACGACCCACGCCCGGCTTCAGGATTAGTCCCAAGCCGCGTCCGCAGCAGTCAGCGACAATGCGCTTAACGCGCCCCAGATTTGAAACAGCATAGTCTGGCGCAGAGGCTACAACGCGCCAAAATTCCGTGTTAGTTGAGTGGATAACCATTGATCGCGCTCCATGCGATTGAGGGCCAGGGCCGAGCGACGTTGGCGCGTCGTTTCGGCCCGTTTCGTATGCCTTATTTCCTACTTCTAAGCAACAAACTGTGATCACTGCCGCGATCCCGGCACGGCATCAGGAACAATGCCCTGCGCATAAGTCCATGACGTTCCCGCCGCCAAAGCAAGGGACAACCGGCAATACCTTCCCCTGTCACGAACCGGCATGTCGCCGTTGGGCCGGAGGGACGTGTAATTGCTGGTTGAAAAACCATCCCCCAACCGGGCTCGTGTCGAAACCGAAAGCGTAATCCCGGTAATTGCGTCGGTGTCCGGCCTGACGTTCCTCAGTTGTGCTTCCCGTCCCTGGAACAGTTCATAGTCCGGCAGCACCCACAACGGGGCCATCGGCGTTCCGCTCAACGTTCCCAGAACATGCGATGAATTGACAACATAGAACGTGCTGTCTCCACCCAAATAGCGGGGATCATCAAGCGAAGGCAGTCCAGAGTAGTCCACATTGTCGTCGTTGGCGCCGATCACGATGTCCTGCTCGTCAAGCGAGATCGAGCGGGTGACACCAGAGAAGATGATTTCCGCCGGCTGATTGATGACCGACCAGCGATCGAGCAAATAATGATAGCAGAAGATCCGGTCGCCCATCGACCAGCAAAACACCTGGTTCTGAATGTCCACCGCAGAGGACATTGATCCCCATGACGAGCGCCCGTAGGAACTCCTGAAATAGCGGTCGATCTTCTCTGCCCCGATTGGTTTAAGGGCAGCCCCGTCCCACATCATGAAGCCGTTGTCGGAGAGGAAGCAGCCGATCTGGCCGTGCTGGACGACCGAATGCGGCGACACACACCCGAAATTCGTGCTGACTTCGCTGATCGTGAATATGTCGTTGCCGCCGACATATTCCATCCGCGTAATCCGGTTCCGCTGAAGGATCAGCCCAAACTCGCCTCCGAACAGGCCGTTTACGTCGCCTCCTGACGGCATGATCTGGTAATCGGACTGGTTCTGCCCGAACGTCCAATCCTCCGCATTGTTGATCGCCGACCAGCCAACCACGTTGGCCTGTCCGTCAAGAACTCCACCGACGAGGAAGTCCCTGACCACTGCCAGAACCCGAAACGTCGGCGGATCGCCCCCCAAAGGAGCAACCTCACTGGTCTCAAGGTCGATCTTTTGCATCGGATCGGCGTCATTGGTTGCGATCGCCAGTCCGCCGAACTGCGCGAACCTCCACCTGCCAGAAGTCGTATAACCCGTCGCAATCGACGCCCATGCCCCGGACGAAACGCGGTAGAGATCGGTCGCATCCCCGGCGATGATGATGTTCTCGCCCTTGGGGGCAGTGAAGGTTGCTCCTCCCTTGAACGCATCGGCCCCCGCTGGAACGGTCTGGACGAACTGCCCTACGGGCCGATAACCTCTCGCTCCGGGATAGACGTTCTGGGCCGTCAGGAGTCCCGGATTGTCAAACGCAGGCTGATCGGGCAGCCATTCCCCCAAGGGGATAGGCTTCACGTTCGGCCCAGTCTCGGAGCTAATGGAGCGGCTCCAAGCCTCCGCTTCTGCCCGTCCATCCTCAGCTCGTCGATCGCTTCGTCATAGGCGGATTTGAACAGCGGAATCCGCTCGTCGAACCACCCGAACACATGCGCCTGCAACAAGCACCCGTAGAGATACACGTCATAAGCCCGTTCGATGAGCCAGTTCGTCGGGTTTCCAGCGTTCAGCTCTGGGATTCGACGAGTGTAGAGGATCGTGACCCCTGAACCCGTGGCCGGGATAGGTGCGAAAGCCAGTTGCCCGTCAAAGACTCCATAGGTCGAGGGAATGCCTGAAATCGCCGGGAAACCGCTAAAGTCGGCCGCCGTGGCCTGCTTCAGCCTGTACGCACCCACGTTGATCGAGCGAATTTCGCCCAGATCGTCGGGAAGCGCGAGATACTGCCCTGCCGTGACCGCGGTTGCGATGACCTCCATATCGGGATCGTCGAGCAAGCGGTTCAGGCGGTTTTCGGTGAGCTGAATGAAGCGCGGGATGCGCGTCGTGAAGTCGGTTCGGTTGAGATAGGCTTCGAGATCCGAAACCAGGTCACTATAAGTCGGGCTGCCGGAGGGGACGATTACCGGCATGGGTGCAGCTTCTTGGCTGGACGGTAGGCGAACTTAGGATGGCTCTTGCAGAGCCGCAGCCATTCGTCCTCATACTTCTTCGAGAACGCCAGTTCTTCCCAGTTCGCGATGCCTCGTTCGCGTGCCCACTGGATGGCGACACCAACGGGAATATCATAGGCCATTACACCGAGGCCTTCGACCTCGTTGACGCCCTCCTGGTTCACTGCTGCGACGTAATCTAGAAACGGCTCAACGTCCTGCGTGTGGCGGACGCCGACCATCTGCTCGACAGGATCGAACTCGAATGTCTCGACGACGCCGTTGGCATCATCCCGAGTGAGGATTTTCGCCATGACGCCTCCGGGGGTTTGTGCTAGTCAGCGGGGATGACTTGGCAGCCAATCGAGACTGCGCCGCTGGGCCAGAATGGAAACTACGGGCCGGACATTCTCGTCTGGACGGGTTGGAGCATGTATGTTGCCAACCACGCTTGGGACGATGAAAGCGGCAAACCCGTATTTTTCAACGGCGACGTTACAGTAGATGCGACCCACTGGATGCCGCTTCCTGCACCGCCCGAAGAAAAGGCGGAGGCAGCCTAAGCCACCCCCGCCCGTAGTCGTTACGTCAGATCCGCGATGATCGCGTTGCCAGCTTCCTGGAGCGATTCGAGCGTGCTTTCCAGAAGGATGACTCCTTTTTCTGAGTCCCCCGTCTTGGCAATGTCGATGCCCTGGACAGGACGCAGGATCGCCTCTGCCCAGAGGTCAGGATCGAGCACGAACACCTCGCGATCGGCCGTGGTCTGACCGCCGCGAACGAAGCGGTCAGCAGTCACCTTCACGGTCCCGAAGTCCCCGACATAGGTCGTGATGGTCGTCGACAGCTTGTCGGCGCTCATCTGCTGGAACTTGGTGCCGCCTCCGGTGAAGGTCGAGACCACCGCACGCTGCTTCGGTCCGGCAAGGAGCATCGACGGCGAACCGCCCTGTCCCCATGCCGACTGCATCGCCGTGACCAGCATCGCCTCCGTGAAGGTCCGCTGCGTCCCGTCGGTTGCCGCCGCCGAAGTCGTGCCGTTGGCACCGCCTACGCCGCGAGAGGCGTTGGTCGTGATCCAACCGCAAACCGGGCGAAGCTGCGGCGCCGTTGACGAGTTGCCCGTGACTGGGGCCTGGTTTGAGAGGAACACGAACTCGCGGTCGCGATACAGTTCCTTGCGCTTGTTCGCCATCTGGCGGACGAGCTCGGAGTTGCGGCCTGCCTTGTCGACGGCTTCCTGCGTTCCCGAAACGATGACTTCCTTGCGCATGATCTGCGTGCGGTTGCCAACGCGGGTGGTCAGGATCGCCGACCCGAACGACACGTCGTCGCCCTGAAGCTGCGCGTTCTGCGCGGCAGCGGACAGGGTTTCAGTCTGCCATTCGTGGAAGGTTCCCTTGGCCTTGGACTTGCCGATCGCGTTCGAAAACGGAACGTCGGTCGGGCTGATGTTGGTGATCTTGTCGAGCAGATCCTCTCGGTTGCCGACGGCGGAAAAGGTCAAAAGTGTATTGGTTGGAACGGCCATCGCCTTATTCCTTCATGAGTTCTTCGATGACGAAATTGACGCGAGCATCCCGGTTGTTTTTCGG